TCTATTGTTCGTCAGGTCAATTACACTGACAATCCGTTTTTCCCGGAGGTTCTGCGGGCTGAGGCGGAGTATGACCGCAACCGCGACCCCGAGCGATATGCCCATGTCTGGATGGGCGATTACGCGCGCAGTTCTGAGGCTCGCGTCTTCCGCAACTGGAAGGTCGAGGCATTCGTCACGCCAAAGGACGCGGTCTTTCGGTTCGGTGCTGACTGGGGCTTTGCGGTTGATCCGACAGTGCTGGTCAGGTGCTGGCTAGATGGCCGGACGCTCTACGTTGACCAGGAGGCTTGGGCGGTCGGCTGCGAGATCGACAAGACGCCGGAGCTTTTCGACAGGGTTGAGGGCTCTCGCAAGTGGACGATCACGGCGGATAGCGCACGGCCCGAAACGGTCAGTTACATGCGGCGTCAGGGTTTCAAGATCGTGGCGGCGGTCAAGGGGCCGGGGTCGCTAGAGGATGGCATTGAGTTCCTGAAGAGCTTCGACATCGTGGTGCACCCGCGATGCAAGCACGTGGCCGACGAGTTGGCGCTGTATGCCTACAAGACGGACCCGCAGACGACCGAAGTCCTCCCGGTGCTGGAGGACAAGGATAACCACACAATCGACGCGCTGCGATACGCCCTGGAGGCGTTGAGGCGCGCCGGGAAGAAGCCGGACAGGGAGCCCGAGAAGCCTCGGGACCGCTACGTCAGGCGTCAGAACACATCACAGGCTAGCTGGGCGGGGATTTAACCGATGGCGATTGCTCACATCACATGCGGTCCTGCGGGCGCGAAGGCGACCAATCTGAACTACGGCCTGCAAGTCCTCAGTGGGAATGGCGTGTTGTCTCAGACCATGACGACCACGACCAGCAATGCGGAGTCCACGGTTAAGGCTCCGTTTGCCGGGGCGATCTGGACGGTCGTGGCTATCGGCGCGCCGGTTTATGTAGCGTTCGGCACCGACCCGAATGCGACCACGGCCACGGCGCGTCACTACTGCCCGGTGGGTGAGGTGCGTGAATTCGCGGCGCAGGCTGCTGGCGAGGAAATCGCGGCGGTGGACGCCTGACGATGGACCCGACCGACGCCGGTTATGATGACCTGCTGGAGAAGCTCCAGCGGTGGGACCGCGAGTGCGAGAACCATTGGTCGTCGTGGCGTAAGGAGGCGCGTCAACTGTTCGACGCCTACGCCGGGCGTCAGTGGGATCGCGGCGACCTTGCGCGGATGCGCGAGTTCAACCGCGTCCCGATCACGATCAACCGCTTTGCCTCGATCATCGACGCGGTGGCGGGGGCTGAGATTACCGACCGGCAGGAGGTGCAATATCTCCCGCGCGAGATCGGGGACTCTGGCGTCAACGACCTGCTCACCCAGGGGGCTGAGTGGATCAGGGACATGTCCGACGCGGGCTTTGAGGAGTCCGAAGCCTACAAAGACGCGCTGATCTGCGGCATCGGCTGCACTGAAACGCGCATGGACTACACCGACGAGCCCGAGGGTCAGGTGATTGTGGATCGTGTGGACCCGCTGGAGGTCTGCTTTGATCCCAAGTCCCGCAAGGCCAATGCGCTGGACGCTCGATACGTCCGCCGCAAGAAGATCATGGACCGCGACGCGGCTAAGGAGATGTTCCCGGGCGCTGAGTTTGGGGCCACGACGGGCAAGCCGGGCGAGGGCGTCAACAATCCGCGCGACGACTACGAAGAGACCGAGGTCGAGCACCCCGGCGAGAACGAAGTCGAAGTGCGGGAGTATCAATGGTGGGGGCTTGAGACGGTCGGGCTGATGGCCGGGGCCGAAGGCGTGGTGATTGTCCCGCCGGACGAGCTTGAGACGATGGAGGCCGAGCTTCGCGGTCAGGGTCTGGAGTTCCCCGGCCAGAAGCTGAAGCGCAAGCGGTTCTGGCGCACGTTCTGTTCTGGCAAAAACATCCTGTCGAACGAGCCGCTGGAGCTTGGCGAGTTCAGCTACAAGTTCCTGACGGGCAAGCGGGACCGCAACAAGGGCGCGTTTTTCGGGCTGGGCCGCCTGATGATGGACCCGCAGCGTTGGGCGAACGGGTTCTTCACGCAGATTTACCACATCCTCTCGACCACCGCCGACGCCTCGGCTGTGGAGGACGTCAAGAAGTTTGAGCAAACCTGGGCAAAGTCCGACGCGGTCACGTGGATGAACCCCGGGCCAGAGGGTCTGGGGGCTGCGGTCCAGCCGAAACCCATCCCGCCCTATCCGCAGGGTCTGGACCGGCTTATGACGCTCTCCATCGAGGGCATTCAGGACGCCACCGGGGTTAACAAGGAACTCCTCGGCATGACGGGCCGGGAGCAGGCGGGCATCCTCGAGCACCAAAGGAAGCAGGCCGCTTACGGCATCCTCGCGGCGTTTTTCGATGGCCTGAGGCGCTATCGCAAGGCGCAGGGCCGCCTGATGCTGAAGATGATCCAGCGCTACCTGCCGGACGAGACGCTTGTGCGGATCACCGGGAAGGACGGCCAGCAACAATATGTCCCGCTGGTGCGTGAGCCGGACACGATGAAGTTCGACGTTGTGGTGGATGAGGCCCCAGCCGGGCCGAACCAGAAGCAACAGACCTTCGCCATGCTGACGCAGCTTATGCCGATGCTTCAGAACGCCGACCTTCCGCCGGACTTCTGGGCGGAGGTGGCGCGGTATAGCCCGCTTCCGTCTGCGCTGGCGGACAAGCTGGCCAAAGCCATCATGCAGGGCGCGCAACAGGCGCAGCAGCAGCCCGACCCGGCTGTGATGCAGAGGGAAATGGCGGACGTGGCCGAAACGCAGGCCAGCGCCGAAGAGAAGATGGCCAAGGCCGAACAAACCCGCGTGGAGACGGCGTTGATGACCGCTCCCGCGCCCATGATCCCCATTATGGGGTGACGCGAGCGACGGCGGACAGTCGCATTCCCTGAGCGGACATGACGGACCAGAACGATACGGCTCCCGTGGAGGAGTCGGAGGCTTCCTATGAGGCCGAGGTGGAGGCTGCGCGCCTTGCCGACCAGCAGGCGGAGACGCCTGAAAGCGCCGAGCCCCCGGCGGACGAAGGGGACAAGGCCGAGGAGGCCAAGGACGACAAACCGCCCCTCCCCGAGGAGGAGCTTAAGAAGCGCGCCGAACAGAAGACGCAGGCGCTGCGACAGGAGCGGCAGGCGCGGCGCGAGGCCGAGAAGCGCGCGCAAGAGCTGGAGCGCCAGTTTGCGGAGCTTAAGGCGTCGCTGACGCCGCAGCCGCAGAAGCCGGACCCGAAGGTCAACCCGGTTGAATACCTGGCCTATCTGGACCAGCAATTGACGCAGGCCGAGCGGGCGCAGGCCCAGCGGCTTCAAGAGCAACAGGTCCAATCGCAGCAGCAGGCGCAGACCAACGACCTTATCAGCCGCATCGCCGAGGCTGAGAGCGACTACCGGGAGAGCGTCCCGGACTATTTCGACGCCATCAACCACCTCCGCCAGAACCGTGTGGAGGAGTTGATGCTCGCGGGCCTCTCCGATCAGGAGGCCGTGCAGGCGGTGGCGCAGGATTTGGTCTTTCTGGCTCAGAACGCCATGGAGCGGGGCAAAGACCCTGCCGAGGTGGCCTACAGTCTCGCGAAGAAGCGGGGCTGGGGCGCTAATCAGGCGCAGGAAAAGGCCCAAGCCAAGATTGACACCATTGCGAGGGGTCAGAAGGCGGCGCAGTCGCTTTCGGCCGCTGGCGGTCGCGGAAACAACGACCTCGACGTTGCTGACGTGGCGAACCTCTCAGGGGCGGCGTTCGACGACGCTTTCGAGCAGCTGAAGGCAAGGGCTCAACGCCTCGGCCTGTGAGGACACTCACAAACTGACGTTTAGCCCACGGACGGGCCGGTGAACGTGAGCCGCACGGACGCGGCGCAACCCCACTTCAACCAAGGATCAAAACAATGGCTGTGACTTCCTACGGCGTTAACGCGCCCGAGGCCGTCAAGCTGTGGTCGAAGCGGCTCGCGCGAGAAGTCAAGAAGGCGACCTACGCGGGCAAGTTCATCGGCACCGGCGACGACGCTCTCATTCAAGAGCGCGTGGAGACGAAGAAGGACGCGGGCGACCGTGTTCGCATCACTCTGCGTATGCAGCTTTCCGGCGATGGCGTCCAAGGCGACGGCACTCTGGAGGGCAACGAAGAGTCCCTGACCACCTTCACCGACGATCTGCTGCTCGACCAGCTTCGTCATGCCGTTCGTTCGGCTGGCGAGATGAGCGACCAGCGCATCCCTTGGTCGATCCGTGAGGAGGCCCGCGCCGGTCTGACCGACTGGTGGGCCACCCGCTACGACGTGTCGCTGTTCAACCAGCTCTGCGGCTTCACTCCGCAATCCGACACGAAGTACACCGGCAACAACGCCGTGACCGCCGCCAGCCGCATCGTCCGTCAGGGCGGCGTGGCGAACGACGAGTCGCTGTCCTCGTCCAACAAGTTCACCGTGGACACCATCGACGCTTCCGTTGCGGTGGCGAAGACGGCGTCTCCGTCGATCCGCCCGATCCGCTATGAGGGCAACGAGTACTACGTGGTGTTCCTGCACCCCTTCCAGGTGCGCGACCTGCGTCAGGCTCAAACGGCGGCTTGGTATGACATCCAGAAGGCCCGCATCCAAGGCGGGGAGAAGGATGCCAACCCGATCTTCAAGGGCTCGCTGGGCGTCTGGAACGGCTGCATCCTGCACGAGACCAACTACGTCACCCAAGGCGTTAACAGCTCCACCGGAGCGGCTGACACCGACGTGCGGCGTGCGGTCCTGTGTGGCGCTCAGTCGGCGGCCATCGGCTTCGGCAAGGGCGACTCCTTCGAGTCGATGAACTGGTATGAAGATACATTCGACTTTGGCAACCAGCTTGGCGTGAAGGCCGGGGCCATCTTCGGTCTCAAGAAGCTCCGTTTCAACTCGCAGGACTTCGGCACCATCGTCATGCC